CTGCTCAGAGATCTCGTAGTCGTAGAGGATCTCGAGCGTCTTGCCGATCTTGTTAAGCTGCGCCATCTGCTGCTTGACAGCCTGGGCGTCGGCCATCACCGCCTGGGCGTTCATCATCTCCTCGGGGGCCGGCATCGGCGGCGGAGGCGGCGGCATCATCGGCATGCCTGGTGGCGCGCCAGGAGGCTCGCCGGGGGAGGGGACACCCGGAGGCCCGCCACCTGGTAGGGGACCGCCGGGGGGCGCTCCAGGTGGCATTCCCGGCACGCCGGCAGGCATGCCCATTAGCGAGGCTTGCGCCTGTTGGATCGTCGCCTCGGCCGCTGCCAGCGACTCCAGCGAGCCATCCCAGACCGTCGCCAGCAGGCGCGTGCGCTTGCGGGCGATGGCCTTGGGGTTCTTGGCGTACAGCGCCGCGGTGCGCTTCTGCACGTGCTGGAGGGTGATATTGGCGACATAGAGATCGTCATCGACGAGGTCGTTGTAGGCGCCGACCTTCGGGTCTTCCGGCCACTGCTGGCCGCTGACGAACTTCTGGTCATCCTCCATCTTGCGGAAGGTCTTTTCCCAGTGGCTCTTGCCCTGCTTGACCATGTCGGACATGGCGTTGACCAGCCGCTTGCGGCGCTCGTCCGGTTCCGGCCGCTCGCGCTTCATCACGTCTTCATCGGGCGGAGTGACGCGGGTGAACTCGTCGCCGTGGCCCATCGGCGCTGGCGGCGGCGTCATCGGCGGGGCGTTGCCGGGCAGCATCTCGCCGCCGGCCGTCTGCGCCGTCGCCTGCCCGAGCGCATCGAGCAGCGGCGAGCCGGTTGCGGTGGGACCAATCGGAGGTAGAGCCATCTCACCAACCGTTATTTCTTAAGGATCTGCGCCTGTCTAGGTCCGCGGACTGCCGCACCCATCCGAGCGTACCCTGAATTACACCTTTTTCTGCCTTTTTCATACGCTTGATCGGCTGCTGCATACTTAATCCCATTCCTATGTAACTAACGCAATCGACTATGTCGTCACGCGAGCCGTGCGGGAACTGCAGGATCTCCTTCTTGGCCTCCATCCACCACGGCGCGAAGGCGGGCCAGAACACCTTGCCCATCGCGATCCGGCCGAGGATCGACTGCGATCGGCTCACCTTGTCGGCGATCGGCGTCATCTCGTAGATCGAGCAGAAGACGTGGCGCTCCAACATGCGCTTGCGCAGAAACGGGCCGACCGAACGGCTAAGCTGGCCGGTCTCGCCCCAGAAGTGGACCGGCTTGTACTTCTCCATCAAGTCGATCATCTGCTCGACGATGCGATCGGCCGGAAAGCGGCCCCACACGGCGTCGGGCATGATCCAGATGTTCTCTTCCTCGTCGAGCGCGGCGATCAGCAGGCACGACTTGTCGCGGTCCTGGCGTGCCGACACGGCGAGGTCGGCGGCGCCGTAATAGCGCAGCGTCGTTGACGGCGGCAGCTCCTTGCGCTGGTAGGTGAGCAGCCGATCGGCGGGAAAGTGGTTGCCCTTGTCGGGCGTCGGGCTGCCCTGGTAGAGCGCTTGGAAGCCGCGCGGGTCGGCGGAGCGCATCTCCTCGAGGTAGGCGACCGGGAACCTCTCCGGCCACAGCGCCTCGCCCTCCTTGCGGCCGAGGCGGTCGTGGTCGGTGGCGAGCGCCGGCAGGTCGATGATCTTCCACTTCGGCCCCTCTGTGGGTGAATAGGAGGGGTTGAGCGGGTCGGTCAGGCGGCCGACGAGATCGTCTTCCGACCACCTGGTCTGGATGATCACTATCCAGCCGGAGTGCGAAATCAGCCGCGTCTTGGCGACCTGATTATACCAGGTCCAGAGCTTCTCGCGGGTGATGACGGAGTCAGCCTCGACGCGGTCCTTGATCGGGTCGTCGATCAGCAGGCCGGTGGCGCCGCGGCCGGTGATCGCCGCGCCGCGTCCGACAAAGAATAATTTACCACCCTGCGTTGTCTCGATGCGATCGACGCTGGCAGACTTCAGATGCACGTCGGGGAAGATCTGCTTGTAGAGGGAGTCGTCCAGATAGGCATCGACCTCGCGGCCGAAATCCCATGACAGGCGGTCGGCATAGGTCGCCAGGATCAGCGACTGCTCCGGGTGGCGCCCCAGGAACCACGCCGGAAACAGCCTGCTGGACAGCTCGCTCTTGCCGTGGCGCGGCGGGACATTGATGATCAGTCGCCTGATCTTGCCCTTCTCGACTTGTTCCAGCGCCGCGGCAATCACCTGGTGGTGCTTGGCCACGTGGTAGAGCGAGTAGTCAACATCATCGTTGTGGTCGGGGTCCGGCTTCATGAACCGGGCGAAGTCGATGAGGTCCGAGCGGGAGGCGGACGCCTGCTGGCGGCGTTTCAGCAGCCGCAGATACCGCGTCTCGTCCGGAGTAAGCTTACGGCTTGCCATAGGCCGCTGGTTATTTCGGCTTCGCCGGATCGCATGCCGTGTCCTTGAGGACGCCGGCCGCGATCTCCCTGGCCTTGGTCTTCAGAAGCTCGGCGAGCGCGGCGACGTGGCTCGGGAGCTGCCCGGCCTCGGGCGCATCCGGGTCGATCGGCTTGGTGCCGGGTGCCGGCGGGAGCCCTTGGCCCGGACGTGCCGGGGCTGGCGGCAGCCCCTGATCAGGACGCGCGCCGCTGGGCGGGAGTCCCTGGTCGGGACGGTTGCCTGCACCGACGCCGTAGCCGGGATCGACGATGTGGTCGGCGATGAGTTCGAGCAGCGCCTTCACGCGCTCGCCGCCGGTCTTGCCTGCCTTGGACACGGTGACGGTGATGTCACCGACGGTCAGGGCTTTGGTATCATAGTTGGCCATCAGGTTTCCTTTCCTGTCTTAGTGCCGTTTTCTGCGGCTTCGTACGCGGCTTCGAGGACGGCGCGTGCGGCTGCTTCGACGAAATCGGCGCGTGCGGCTGCTTCGACGAAATCGGCGCGTGCGGCTGCTTCGACGAAATCCTCATCTCGATCGCCCGTCGTGCCATCATCCGCTTGCGGCGGCTCATCGACATCCTGGTCACGGCGTCTCTCCTCATCCCAGCCGTCATCGAGCACGACGCGCGTCATCTGTTCCTTCAACGCCCTGGCCGCCTCGTTGCGCGGCACCTTGTTGCGGTAGGCGTCGAGCAGTTCAGCGATGGCCAGCTCGATGTCCTTTAGTCTCCAGTCGCTCATCTTCTTTGCCTTTGCTGCTGCTGCTGCGCGTCACCGGCTCGGTGAAAGTGAAGTCCAGCGGGCCTGATACCACGGATCCGGTATGGACCTCCACCGGGCAGACCGCCGGCACCACGAAGATGGACGGCTTGACGCCGGTCGTCACCTCGGTGTCCGACACGAAGGTCGTCGGCTCGTTGAGGCCGTTGAAGACGATGATAGAGGCCGCAGTAAACCCTGTCCCGATTGCCGACATGACGATATCGGTGGCGTCGCCGGCAACCGCGGTGTTTGGAGACAGGCTGGTTAACGTCGGCGTGGCGGGTGGCTCCGGCGGGGTTGGGCCGCCTTCATAGGTGACCCACAGCTCGTCGTTGCGGGTCATGTCGGTCTGCAGCTCGAGGATCTTGGCGGCGCGTTCCTTCGGCAACACGTTGCGGAACGGCTCGATGGCGGCCGTCATGGCGTCGTAGAACGCCTGTTCGCCGGGGTCTACGGACATCGGGGTGGCGGATTTAGCCGCGGGCTTGGCCATCGGAGTCTCCTTATCTATGTCGCGGTGTAGGTGAACGGCTTGGTGACGGTGGCGTAGACACCCTCGCGCACGCCGATCTGGATGGTCTTGGCGGCGCTGACCTGACTCGGCTTGAGCACGATGGTCATCGAGGTCGCCGAGACAAAAGTCCGCGCCATCGGCCCATAGCCGTCGATCCAGACCTCGGAGAGGCCGGTCTTGAAGTTGGTGCCGGTCAGCGTCACGGTCACGTCGCCAGCGCCGATGACGGCGGTGGTCGGGCTGATCGACGCCAGGGTCGGGAGGCCGCCGGTGACATTGGCCGTCATCCACGCCTTGGCGGTCTCGTCGGTCATGAAGTGGCGGTGGATGCCAACGTCGTCGATGAGGGCGACACGGTTATCGCCCATGATGCGGTAGGCCACGATAGCAACCATTGAAAGTACTCCTTCAGCGTTTCGACGGGTCCATGCACCGCTCGATCAGGGTGGTGATCACGTCATTGCGCTCGCGAATGCTGACCACCGTACGCCACT